TAATTAGTGACCTTAACTGAGATTGATGCTATGTATACCTGGCTAACATCGTCATTAGCTATCTGAGACTTGATGCTTTGGTAAATGTACTTAGTTTTATTAAATTCTCCTGTAATTCTCGCTTTACCATCAACTATAGTCACTCCAGTTCCTTGCCATTGGTTCAAGTTTTCGTTAAAAGAGCTATTGAGCAGAAGGTTGTCTTCTATCCTCAAACTCTCAAACCGCTCCGTCACCCCATCTATGCCACTCTGCAAGTCAGCAGTCTTTCGATTGATACTCTCAATCTGTCCTGTCTGAGCATTGACGGTCTGCGTCAGAGCCTCGTATTGGGTCCTCGTTTGGCTCAGAGTGTCTTCTACGGTCTTAGTCCGACTGGTAACACTAGTGATGTCTCCAGTCGCCTTAGAAACGGTTTTAGAGAGTTCTGCGACTGTTGACCTCGTACCATCTGCCAGAGTTTCGACAGTTGTCACACGGCTAGTCAATGCCGTCTGCGCTTGTGCTTGTGCCAAAATCTTGCTCGCTTGCAAGTTTAGATCATTCCGCAAAGCTGTGGCACTTGCTTGGCTATCCCTCGCCTTTTGGTCTGCACTAGCGATTGCTGATTGTAGCTCAGTCTTAGCAGTATTTAACGCTTGATTAACGGTCGCAACCTGCGCTCTTGCATCTGCGATAGCTTCGGTCTTGACCTGGTTAGCTCTAGCCAATGCACTAGCCGCATCCGACTTGGCTTGGTTGGCAAGCGATTCTACAGACTGGGTTTTGGACAATATATCCGCAACCTGTCTGTCGCGTTCCTCAGATTGTGCTTGCATGGATTGGTTGACTTGAGTGATTTCAGTATCAATACTTCTCTTGATATTGTCTGCATGCCTCTCAGCCTCCGCCCTTGACTGCTCGATGCCGTCGTTGATTTCATCTCTAACCTTATTAATCTTGCCATCGATAACTTTATCGGCATTTTCGATCCCTTTTTGTAGTTTTTCTTCGAAAACTTGTCCTGCTACAGATACCGACTGTTCTACAACTTCAGTAGCGATATTTGACACTTGTTGAGTGAGGCTAGTTTTAATTTTCCCAAAACCAATAGATTTTAATTTACGACCCATCGGACTAAATCTGTAGCTAGTAATCTTCATCCGAAGGTCTTTGTCAAAAATTTCGTGATGAACAAAGACCGTGTCAAATATTCGGACATCATATTCCTGACTGTCTGTGACCGAAATCGTCAAACTATTGTTTGGTACATCGATTAATTTTTCTGCAAAATAGTTCCGACCATACTCTTGCAGCTGCTCTAAAGTTGCCACATCTTGATCTGCAACCTCGACGTTTAACTCATAAACCCTCCCGCCATAAGAGCCTATCAAAGGACTGTCTACGGTTGTTTTTATGTCCGAATTCTTAACAGAGAGGTTTAAACGAGTAAATAGCCCTTTTATAGAATTTGTTTCTGCATAAGATTTTAAGTTTTTCTTATACATAAAAAGAGCTTCTGATTCTCGCCCTCCTCGTTTTAACAAATTAACGTTATATTTATCTCTAACTAAATCTCCACCCCACTGTCCAATAATCGAATGTTTACCATTTGCCAGAGCGCCCATAACACTGATGTTTTTTTGGTTAAAAACGTGCCTATCCTGAATGTCACTATAAAAAGCGAACGGATGTTTTCGGATAATACTGCCTGCCAAAGCTTGCATAACAGTTTGACCATTAACTCTATCTACAGAGATGTTACTGATCGAGTAGCTGTTTAAATCATCTACAACCTGATTAGCGTAGACAAAAATATAACCATTTCGTTTTACAATCTCAAAAACTCGAAACTCCTGCTCGCCATGCAAATCGTCTGCTAACAGTAAATCTGCTAATTCTATGTTTTTCCAACGCTGATCAGATGTCGGGTATTTAAAAGAAAGTTGATACTTGCCGTTACCCTCTTGTTCGATTTCATCATCAAAAGCATTGACAAGCAAAACATTTTTATCTTTTAAGCTAATCAAATTTCGCACCTCCATCTAGGACGAATTACAACCCTATTGATTCCGGAACCCAAAACAACACCACTTGTAACCTGTGCAGGAATTTCGAAGAACGGGCCTGATGTGCGAATGCTATTCTTGATAATTCCATTTTTATCATATACATTTTGATACCCATGCCGGCACTCTATAACAGCTTTAGTATCTAAATTCAGTCTTAACACTTGATTTCCAATAGTTAAGCTAGTTTGACCATTTCCGAACACCTCAATCCTAGGCTCGCTAAAAATATCACCCATGTTTGTGATAGCTCCCGATTGAGTTAAGACAACATCTTCTACCTCACTTAGATAACGAAAAGGCTTCAAGCTAATTTTAACGGAGACGTCCCAACTACACTTGTGATTAATTTTATAACTGCTACTCTTGTAATCGAAATAGTAGAAACTATTTGGGATATGCCAGAATTCCAACTTTTTATCTAAGCCTTTAAATAGTTTTATGAGTTGGCGAACAGCATCAAGACTAGCGCAATGAAACGTCAACACTCTGTCCACCTCGTCGTAGGCTTCGATTGTCCGATTTGTTCCATTCATACCGTAAATAGTTTCCTCAATAAAACGAGGAGAAGAAGTTCTATCTTCTCCTAAACCAGCTACAATACACTCGACAATTGTCTTAGTGCTGATACCATCTACTTTTAGTTCTAACATAGCTTATCCTCCCCTTTCTATAATCCTTCCGTGTTCGTCGTAGGTCATTCGACCAACTTTTTCTAAATCTAGATAGACATCACTATCTTTATCAAGCAGTGCTTGTAATAATTCGATAATCTTTTGCAACAAGCTATTAGACTGACCGTCTGACGAATGTTCCAAAAGATTGCTAGACGATACATCATACATGGATGGAAGTGAGATGATTTCGCCTTTTGCGTACCAATCAAGAGAAGACGACCAATCGCCCATCTGTGGAACAACTGTATCTTTAAAATGCTTAGCCGCACTAGAAACCTTCTGAACAAGTTTTCCAGCCATCCCAAGAACTCCATCTTGAACATCGTCAAAACCGTCTTCTAGTCCACCGCCTAGACCTTCCATGATGGCATTCCCGGCAGGAATCAAGAGTTTTCTATCGTATTCAATAGGTCCTTTGTTTTCGAAAATCCAATCGGCAATACCGCTGATAAATCCTGTAACATTGTCCCAAGCCGATTTCAAACCTCCTAAGAAACCATCCAAAATAGCTTGACCTGCTGCAAAAAGATCGATATTACGCAAGTTGTCAAAGATACTTGTAACGCTAGACACCAAATCAGATACGCTCTGTTTTAGATTATCCCAAGCTCTTTTGGCTCCCGAAACCATACCATCAATGATATTCTGGACGCCTTGCTTAAGGTTTTCCCAAGCATTTGTTGCGGTAGACTTAATGCCTTCCCACAAACTTGACAGAAAATTCTTGAATCCGTCCCATGTAGAACGTGCCCAATCAATCAAGCTGGTTATAAGATTAGATACCGTTGTTTTTATCCAATCCCATGCCCCTTGCGCCGCAGACTTCACGCCTTCCCAAATAGCTGAGAGAAGATTTTTGAAATTCTCAAAATAAGTAGTTCCGAAGGCTACGATAGCGTCTATTACACCACTAAAGTAGGTCTTGATACCGTCCCAGACCATAGTGATTGCGGATTTAATGCTTTCCCAAATCAAGTCTAAGTCAGCACCCAATCGCCCAAAGTTTCCTGTAACAATATCAAGAATGATTAAGACTGCTCCCATGAAAATGGCTTTAATAAATTCCCAAGCCCCTTGGAAAAACATCTTAACCCCTTCCCACATCTGAGAAAGTCCATCAGACATCGCTGTCCAATATTGCATGAAGGTATCAATGAACGGCTGGACAACCATCATCACGCCCTGAACAAAGGTATTCCAAGCCTCAATTGCTGTCGTCTGCACATCTGCCCACAGATTCGTGAAAAATTCAGAAATGCTACTCCAGACGTTTTTGACTATTTCAACAGCATGATTCCACGTATCAACGATGCCATTCCAAAGATTGATGGCACCTTCTGTGATGGATTGCCATAGGTTAGAGAAAAATTCTCCTATTCCTTCCCAAGCGTTTTGTGCCCATTCAATGAAATTAGACCACATCTCACGACCAGTCTCGGTTTGAGTAAAGAACCAAACAAGGCCTGCAACCAGTGCGGCGATAGCACCAACTACTAGCATGATAGGGTTTAGCGACAAAACTGCATTGAAGGCGCTGAACGCTCCTGTAGCCCCCATTGTGGCGGCCGCTTGTGTTGCTTCTGCTACCGTTAGAGCACCCGATTGGGTAAACCTAGCTAACATCAATCCGTTTCCTACAGCTAGCAGAGTGTTTCGGGCAGTCTCAATACCTCTAAGAACTCCTGTAATAACTTTGTAGCTAGTCCAAGCAGCAGTTAGGCCAACCACCGCCGATTTCAAGCCGTCAAGAACTGCAGGATTGCTTTTTAGAAATCCTGTGAAGTCTTTGAGTTTTTCTGCAAATAACGTAATTTTAGGCTCAAACTCTTGAAATTTACCACCTAAGTCCTGAATCCATTTTGTTGCAAGTTGCAAACCTGCGACCACTGGTTGCAACAGCGGTCCTCCGACAAGGACTTTGAAATCTTCCCATGTCTGTTTGAGATTTCCCATGACGTTTTCAAAGCCATCAGATTCCCTTGCTGCTTGTCCCATAGCTCCAGACACCTTATTAGCATCCTCAAACATCCGAAGCAATACTTCTTGTTGTTGTATACCATCGAGGTCTTTATACTTTTGGCCAAATAATTCTGTCGCCTTAGCGTTACGGGTTGTTTCCGTCGAAAGAATACCGAGGTTATCTGCTACGTTGAAGTTCCCTTTGAGGTAAGATTTGAGCGTCTCAGTTGTTTCTTCTAAAGACTTATCGTAGAAGGCTGCACTATCTGCGGCTGCTTCTGTAGCCCGTGTTGTAAATTCTAGAGATTGACTAGCGTCCATACCAGCAACTTTAGCAAACGAAGCGATTTGGTTAAAGGCAGGTTTGATACGACTAGGTACGGCACCGACCGTTTTAGCTAAATCATTAAGCTTGTTTTCAGCTACATCGCGGATACCCTCGAAAACTTGGTCAAACTGTGCTTGTACTGCTTTGGCAGTTGCAGCAGCTTCTACAACTGATTTCCCAAAATCAAAGATAGCTTTACCAGCAAATACAGTTCCTAAGAACGTAGCAACTTTACCGAATGTATCCTTGATCTTGTCTCCAGCTGTCTGTGCTTTTCCCGTTGTCTCATCAATAGCTTGATTAGCTTCTTTATTTTTTAAGCCGATTGAACCAAATAACTTAAAGATTTCCATCTAATCGCACCTCCTTCCCATAACCCATATTCAGAATAGATTCTGCGTTTTTCAATGCAGAATCTATATCGCTTTCTAGAATTTGCTTACGATTCACTTTGCTGATATATCGTTTTTTGGAGTGTTTATCAATAAAACTTTGAAGAGACATGTCCACTTCTTTTGCTAACCAAATTTCTTTTAGAACATCTTTATCCTCTTCATCAAACAAATACAAAAAGAAATCCAAAGACTCTTTCAAAGTTTGTGACTTCAAGAGAGAGTCTGGATTTCCATAACGTCGATATAAAATGTCACGTAGCCGATGCAAATCTAAGCCAAGACAGAAGAAATAGATTGGAAAAAATCACGCAATTCCGCCTTTTTAGCAAAATCCATCAACAAACCTGTATAAGCTAACATGCTAAGAGACTCAATATCTTTTCGACTAGTTCCTGTCAAATCTGCTAAAAAGCTGTTAACATCATTTTTGGCTTCTCCTACGTGTCGCAAGATAGCAAAGCCAATATCCGTCATCAGCAACATACCGCGCTTTTCTGTAGCTAATTCTGCCGCTTCTTTCTCGGCTTTTGTCGGCTGCTTCTTCTTATGGTCTTGCAGGACGATGGCTGGTTGGTTAAATTGACGCTCCAGCAATTCTACAACCTCGTCTTTAATATCTAATTTCCCAATGATTCCTAACATCGTAAAGATGTCTCCGCCATTTAGCTCTCGCATTTCAAGTTTTTCTGCCATCTTAAACCTCCATATCTACAGTTGGGTAGATGATGCGACACGGTAACGTCAAATCATCAATCTGTTCTTCGTTTGCATGCGCTTCGAACGTCATTGTGATAACTGCTTCGTCATTATCCTTCGTCTCAAATTCAAGACCAGAAACACAGAGAGCATTATCTAAAATGACGATGATAGGTTCATTGGTCCCTGAAAGGTTACCTACTAAGCCTAGATTAGTAATGTAGTCTGTTTTCTTAAGCTCTCCCTTAGCTGTGATGACCTTAGATGTAGCTGGAACTTTCTGACCATCTCCTTGCTCAATAACACCGTTGATAGCCATACGGATGTTTTCAGCAGTCAATTCTTTAGCGTTGATTTCCAACTTAGCCCCTTGACTTTCAAGAACTTTCTGACCAACCGCAGCAGTGAAGACACCATCTACTTCAATTTGACGATAATTTTGTTCGATTGTCAGTTTATTTCCGCCTGATGTAGCTCCAAATAGCTCACCTTCCCATTTTTGGGTCTCAGTATTCCATGTTAAATTTTTATACACCGCACCAGCATTCACGATATAGCTTTTAGGTGTATTCTTGGTATAACCTGTCTTTTTAACTGGTTTTTTCATCTTCATTTCTCCAATCTATTGTGATATAAAATCGTACGTTTCGCCGTTGAAGGACATCTGACATAGTATCAATCGTTCCTTGTCCTTCGAAACGGAAACGGATATAACATTCTTCCGACATGACAGCCCTGTGCCCTAGCTCTCGCTTTAATAAAAAAGCTAGATGCTCAATCTGCTCTTGATCCTCACCTTTATTGTCAAAAATATCGACATCAACATAAGCCCCATCTTGACCCCAATTTCTATTTTCTGCATCATAAGAAAATATGAGGTAGGGATACGCAACAGTTGGGTTTGAGTTTGATAAGAAATAGGCTTCAGGAACAATTTCGGTAAATAATTCTGTCAATTTAGCAATTACAGGAGTCATTTTATCCTCCAATCTGACTCAGATACGTTTCAAAAATCGCCTGTATCTGTTTTTTGTTTTTACGAAAAGCAGGTCGTAGATAAGGTTGAGGCTTATTCCCACGAGTGAAATACGACTTCCCGTCAGGGGTTGTATATAGCCATCCCCCCTTGCGTCCGTTTCCTTTTTCTGCAAACTCACCCGTACCAAATTCAACATAAATGGCATAACTAACATTAGTCCCTACATAGCCAATCAATTCGTGCCTATCAACCGTGTGACTGATATGCTCTCTAAGATTTCCAGTATCCGAAGGAGCGAGTAGAATCGCTTGTGCCTCTACCATCATGCAAATTTCTTTCAGAGCACGAATAGCTTGATATTTAATCTCTTCCTTAGCTTTGGCGCTATTGTCTATAAATTTCATCAAGCAACAACCTTCAGATAGATTTCCAGATGGTGATCAAGATTGACTGGATTGTCTACAAATGAAACTTCGTAATCAATTCCTTTGGCCCTTATTCTATCTTTTGTTGTAATTTGGACATCTACCTGCTTCGTCAAAAAGATGTGAGTGCTAGATGTTAAAGCTGTTGCTCTATCTGTTTCGTTGCCCGTAAGCATATCCAAATAACCTTCCATTTTTTCGGATTCCACAAAATCGTAAACTTTTTGACCTAGGGCGTTTTCCCCACTTTCCCGATACTTAAGTAAAGCCACTTCCATCTTCAAGACCACCTTATCTTTTTGTATTTTGACAAAAAACCTAGCAAAACTGCGGGGTAGCCTTCTTGACTCTCGGAAGCCGTCACGTCGTAGTAAGTTACAGACCAACGTGCGACAGATTCAGACTTCACTCCGATTTTATCTGTCATTTTAGCATCATATGATAGTAGTTTCTTTACACCTTCAATCACGTCTGCAGGGTAGCTTATTTTCGTTAAAATAGCCCCTTTCTTAGATTCCGGTATAAATGTACTATTGACAGACAAAATGCCGTCAGAGACGCCGGAAATAACATATAAACCGTCATTAAAATCAGTACCGTTAATTTCGACTGTGTCTCCCTCTCGAAAAATATCCAGACGTCCTTTATCGACTTTAATAGTCGAACCTTCCAACGACAAATGCGTTAAGCGGAACTTTTCTAGCTGAAAATGGTTATTAGTCACCTTGCGAACCATAGTTTCTAGTCCGTCACACATTTCCTGTGTTGCTTTCGGATGAATAATTAAAGCCTCACTTAAAGATATAATCATATAGAACCTCCTCAAAAAGAAAAGAGGAGTTCAACTACTCCTCTTCGGCTGTTTTTAACAATTCCAGCAAACTCTCTGTCTTAGCCCTGGCATTAAACTCAATGCCTAGCTGGGTCAATTTCTCCTTGACGGCATCTCGAGTCAATTCGTTTTCAGCGTCAGATGGAATAGTTGTTTTTGCTGGCAATTCGATAATTTGCTTAATCAACGGTACACCCCTAGCATTGTCACCACTCAAAAGAGAGTCGATACGCTCTTTTGAAGGGGTGTAGCCTTCACGAGGATAGAGAGCACCAATAGGATACTCCACACGATCATCATCTGTATCAATGAACAAATCGATTGTAATATACTTATCCATGCTTACACCTCGCTAGAAAACGCTAATTTGTGACGAATAGCCACAATACCGATGTTCTTGTCTTCATAGACTTTCTTCCAGTTTTCGGCAGTTGCCAATTCTGCGTTTGATGGAGTCAATCCTACAATGCTGTTATCTTGCCAGCGAACACCATACGGGTGCATTGTTAGAGCGCGACGAGTATAGACATTGTCTACCCCTGCAGCAGCCTTGCGTTCTGTCTCGAATGTTGTCAAACCTTCTGGATGACCTGTATTGCGTCCAAAAGCACCACTACCTAGCAAATATGATGTGTAAACGTCACCTTCTGGAGCCAATGCATCATCAACTAACAATGTATATCCTAAATAAGTCGGAATCTGAATATTTGCATCGGTAGCTTGGATGTATTGAATTAAGTTATCCTTTTGCAATTTAGTATAAACAGAAGAATGTACTGCCAAAATTTTGAGTTTGCGAGAAGCATCACCCATCAACTGCTTAGCGTCTAAGATAGCCTTAGCGTCCACAACTGCTGCTTTTCCAGTTTTTTTACTTAAATCCAACAAATGAGTATCTGCAAGAGGTCCGCTCGTAGCAAACAACCCTTTCAGTACCGCCATTAGCACTTTCTGTTCTTGACGAAGCCAGAATCCACCAATGCGATCTAAGATAGCGCGCATAGGGTCTGAACCAGAGACAACACCAGCCAATTCGTTTACTGACCAACCTTGTCCGCGGTAAAGAACAGCTGCTACATCTTTTCCAGAAGTAATTTTTCCTGTTTCGATTTCTTTGTCTTCGGATAAGACTTGGTCCTCTCCGCTCAAATCGTTCCAAAACGGCATGTTAACGGTTAGACCACCAGCCGTAATATTTCGAGATACACGTTCGTCAGCGACAACCGCACCAGAGCGAACTAGCAACGAATGTTCGTTGATATACTGGTCCATGTAAGCATTAAATACCTTTGGAGTGATCGTATCAATAATTTTTGTAATTTCATTAGACATATTTTTCTATCCTTTCGCTTTTTCCTGTAAGAATTGAGTTAAGTTCAATTCTTTGTTTCCAATAACGTCGATAACATCTTTTGTAGACTCTGCAGAACCAGGTAAGAGACCCGCACCGCCCAAATGTTCATAGCCATTCAGCTTATCCTCTTTTGCTTCAGCAGATTCAAAAAAGTTCGGCAAGTTGACTTGTAAATCTTTGATTTTTTGGTCTAAATCCTTAATTTTTCCGCTATCGTCTTCCTCCAAGTTGCCAAGCTTGTACATGAGGTAGTCTACATCAGTCGCCTTAGCATTTATCAGCGCGTCCTTAATTGTCTGTTTCTTGGCTGTTTCCTTTGCCTCGGCTTCTAGCTGCGACACCTTGTCCTTGTACGTTTTGAGTTCATTCTGCAGCTCTTCGTTGTCCTTGTTTGATTTCTTCAAGGTGTCTAGCGTGCTGTTAGCGACTTTTAGCTTCTCAGCCTGCTCGTTGTAGACATCTTTCGGGACAGCGTGTTTCGGGAACTCTTCTTTGACTGCGTTCATGACCGCATCAATGTCTGTTTTACCCTCTGCAGTATGTTTCTCGATAAGTTCTTTCAACCAATCCATTATTGGTTACCTCCATAGATTTTATTAGGGGCTCTCCCCCTGCGGGAGTTGTCACAATATACCCTGCGACAATTTGGGTAGTTGCCTAGTTTTCCGTCATGCGACAGGACATAAAGAAAACCGCATCGAATTCGACACGGTTAGGCTATGTAATTATTGCAGTCTTTCCTGCTGTCAAGATGTTGAACTACCTCCTTACCGTTTCCAAAACGGCTTCTTAGCATTACTATTAGCTACTTGCTTCTCGATTTTGTCAAATCTCGAATTCGTAGCCTGGGCGTTGCGTTCGATGATTGAACGTAGCTCGGCAATTTCATTTGCTTGTTTGGCGTTTTCATCAAGTAGACTTTTAATGATATTCAATGCAATATCAACAGCTTCTTTAGTTCCCTGAACTTGTTCAATCAGTTCACGTTTCTTTTTGATACGTTTATTCGTGTGCCTTGTAACCTCCATTTTTAGAAACAACCTGAATGTCTGGTTTGAACTCAGACAATTCTTTCAAAGCATTCTGGTACGCTTGTTGGGCTTTATCGACATTTTGCAGCAAACGTTGAAGTTCGTCTTGGTTCTCCCAGTTTAGCTCCAGGTCAATTGAAAAACTAGCCATTGGTTCCTCCTTTCCACAACCAACTGAAATCATTGTCGGTCAGCACTTGATACAAAATTTTGCCAATGCGGTCAGCTTGTTCTTCCTCATGTTGCACGTAACCAGCTTCAACTAAGATCCCATGAGCGATCTCATGGATAAGCGTTTGGTCTTCAATTTGCTGACTGGTAGAGTCATCAAGCGCAATCTTACCTGTCTTGTACTCAATATGTCCCCATTCACCGGTTTTACCCTGCAAATCTGGTTTCTTGCTGACTTCATAAACTATACCGCCAATTTTGACAGTTTCCATACCTGGTTTCTTATCTCTGTTCATGTTTCCTCCTGTTTTTTGGTACAAAAAAGCACTTAGATTTCTCTAGGTGCTAACTGTACAAAAATATCAAATGAGTCTTCGTGCTCATCTAACTTGTTTTGGTTTTGCTTGATAAAATCAAATAATATCGCTTTATCTTCATCACTTATAGACGTGTCAGAAAAATCATCTAATGTAATTGGATAGAAATCCGGTGCATTTTTCATATCTAGGCGACGAGTGATTTTTTTTAATTGGTCAAACATATCAAAATTCTGATACTTTTTTTCGTATTCAATCAGACTGAACGCTGAAATTAACAAGGTGTATGTAGTTTTAATCATTATCTTTCACCCCCAAAACACCACGATTGTACACTGCTAATATCTCATAATTATCTCTTTGAACTGCATCGTGACCACTAAAAATTGCCCAAAAATCAAAATGTCTATCTCCAGCCACATTAATCTTAGGTCCAATATCATAGTTTATTAGGTCGTTGATTGCCGCTAATTCAGGATTAGATAATTGTTCATTCGAGAAAGCATTTCTGAAACTTTTTAAAACTTGATCATCTATGACTTTAGCATTTTTTGGGAAATACATTTCTGCTAATATACCATTTTTTGCATAAACTTGGCCCATTCGCTGTTCAATACTGAAATAAATACCGCGCCCAACCATAGATGACATAGCACCAGAGAAATCATATTCACCGTCAACAAGTCTATTATAAAAATCTTTTGCGGTTGAACCAGTCTCTTTACTACCAGTAATACCTCTATAAAATAAGTTGTAGCCTTTTGTATCACTAAGCTTTTGTGGTTTGGCATCATACCCAATCTTATTATACAAAAATTTGAGAAATTTTGCTTTATTATCATCATATGGATTAGACATTGACCTAAAATTCTTATTATTAAATTCAGAAACCAAGTCAATTCCTGTATGCTTCTTATACTCTTCTACAGCAACCTTGGCTCTCGAGAGTATTATCTCGAAGTTTTCTATCGTCTGATTTTCTGGATTGCTTAAATCTATAAAATCATATGGTTTCGGACTGGTATCTACTTCTACTGACGAAAGTTTTTTATTCTCCCACTCTCGATAATTCCGATACTCAACAACCTCTCCTGTTTCGCTATCCCTACGCAACAGCGGTGTATCGTCATCTTTTAAGCGAGATATAGTCCGACAGCGGCAGTTACAATCTTCGCTGGCTATCCCAAACATGTGGGGCTGTAAAGTTCTCAAACCATTATGTTCAAAATACTCCTCTGGACCAACTTGTTGACCGTCTAAGTGCTGGTGGGTATTTCGTGTCCGTTTATCCAGTGTCGCTACCCACATTTTTTTGAACTCTATGCCTAGGTCAACCGCTTCTTTTTGCGACCTCTGACGAGCGATAGCTGATACTCTGCCAGCTTCTGTCCGAGTGATATTCAACGCTCTGCGATAAGACGAACTGCCCAACTCTGATAGTCTTTTAGCTGTTCTTTGATAACTCAATCCATGCACAAACGACCGTGTTAGCTCGCTTTTGATACTCTTTCGTAAGTCCGACACAACTCCATCGTTTATTCTTTGAGACAAGCGCAGACCTGCTACAGGAGTCTCTATAATCGTCTTCAATTCTTCTTCTGGCAACAAAGCGAATTGGATTGCTGACCTCGTCTGCTCATATTCGTAAAATAGCTCATTATAAGCCATTTTACCGACTCTTTCTAAGTGGTCTGGTATTGTACCATTCAGACCTGTTTTAAGCTTCTGAGACTGGCTGTCAATCGCTTCTAGCATAGCTGACATGCGCTTCAAGTCCATCTTTTTGCTACGCGATAGATTTTCGTAGCTTTGATACTCAGCCAATAGAGATTTTTTCAGCTCTTTCACGATATCCACGTAAAGGTTGTATAACTGGCGATTAACCCTCTGGTCCTGTAGTTGTAGTAGATGTTGCATCTCCTTCTGATACTGGTTCAACTCCATCCTCTACCTCCGTATCTTGCTCTAAATCCCCTCGATACTCCTCTTCGTCTAAGGCTTTTTCAACCTCATCAGGATCAATTTCAAGTATGCCAGCTAATAGTTCTAAAACAGTACGACTATCTAAGCGAGGCGCAGCATCTAAGATAGTTTGAATTGCAACTTGTTTCGTATCTGCTTCTGTTTTTGCTATAGTTGCATTATCTACTTCGTTTGCTATTATGTCTCGAGTGATAATAATTTCGATATCTGAGGTATTGTAGGCTTTAGAGTACCTCTGGTTGATATTTTCAACAATCAACTCTAACATTTGCTTAATAATCCTGCGCAAACGCACTTCAATTTTATTGCATTTGAGGTCTAGCAGACTATAACGCGACTTGATAACAACGTTCGTGATGTTCCCATCGCCAGTCTGCGAGCTATCAAAGCCCATACCAAACTTATAGATGGCTTCTTTGTCAATCCGCAATTTCTCTTTACGAGCTTCGATGGGGATGTCTACGGTTTTTACGTCAAGTCCTCCGTCAGGACCAACACCGACCGTTTTCTTTGCTTTTAAATTGGTAACAAGTTTATCAAAGCTATCCCCTTCGAATCCTCTCACGGCATAGATAGGATGGTCGAAATCAATCAAGTTATTTGATAACGCACAAGCCATCAAGTCATAATCGTCTATTAGGTCTTTGATCGGCTCAAGATCTGTCAACTTCTCGCGATTATTATGCAAGACCATAAAAGGCAAACGACCATGCCCCTTGCCCAGGACCTCTTCGTTTTTCTTGTCCTTTACCAATAAATGAGGGGTAGGATTTACGGTCACTGTATCATCTAATCTGACTTTGTTATCCGCATAAACGAAATAATGGATTGCATCTTTTGTCCAAAGCTGAATTTTCTTTACTTCTTTGTTTTTTCCATCTACAACTATTTCGTCTTTAACATAGTACAAGACCTGTTCCATCTGATTGTCGTGATTGTAGATAGGAATCACTTTCAAGGCATCAGCTACCTCAAAAACCAAACGCCCATCTTTATCTATTCGCCAAAAAACATACTCAACAGCCTTTTGACTAGCCCCTTCTACTAATTCCTGCAAGACTAGCTGAAATTCTTCATTGACATATTCAGCTAAGTATTCCTGTAGCTCTTGTTGTTCCGTCTGAATCTCGATAGGATTTGACAATAAATACTGGACTTTCTGGTCAACTAGCTCCGTGAAAAAACCATGAGCTATTTTTGTATTACTTCTGTATTTTTCTTCTTTTGGTTGACCAATATCATCAATATAGTACAGTCTATAATCCAAAATATCATGCTTACCTCTGTAGTAATCCAAAGCTGTCCGCATCTTCTCTTTGCTTTGGTCAGTGAGGTCATTGTCGATTAACTTTTTTATCCCTCGTTCAACTTGGGATATATCTTTCACATCTAACATACTTCCCTTTCTAATAGAGCCATTCTTTGCGCTCTGCACATTGCAGACCATATCGCAGTGCGTCCATAAGGTGGTTATTCTTATCCTCTGGTTTATTCAACCACTTGCCTTCCTTGTCTTGCTGGTAGCAATATGAGTAGAATTCGTCCATGATATGTGTACAAGACGGATGTACTACTATCTTGTATCCTTGCAATTTGGACACACCAGCCATAACACTATCCTTACCTTTGCGACTTGCCTTAATCCTGCGGATTCCATGCTCCGATTTCAATTCTTCGATAAGTCGAGCTTCCGCACAATCTGCGACAATCTGACTACTGGCATATCCTTTGTTCTTTATCATCTCTGCAATATCCTTAGTAAATAAACCGACTTGATAATGCTCATCAAAGACATAGATGTTTTTATTTTTATCATCTACGAGGTAAGCTACAAGAGCGGTCGGGTCGTGCGTGAAACCAAAGTCAAGTCCGACGCACAGCTTGTAATTCCCAGATTGCAATAACGACTCTTTGTCAAAATCGGCAACCTGGACATTTTCATATACTAAACCTTCGGCAACTCCCCACTCACCATCACAGACAATGCGAGCCCGCCGTGGATTAGTGATATAAAGGTCCTCATATCGCTTAATATCAACCTCATCTAGCCATTCATTGCATCTAAAAGTAGTTGTCAAAGCCAGAGTATCTGACCGTTTGGTATCTTCATCAAAAAATACCTTTTTAAGCCAATGACGTTCGTTCCACGGGTTAAACGTGACCGTGATTTGTTTGTAAAACGGCACGTTTCCATATGTACCGTCTAGTCGATTGAAAGCAAATGCCGAAGTATCTTGTAAGCTACCACGGATTGATTCAACGACCGTCGAGAATTTATCTTCAGTCTCAATCTGGTAGGCTTCTTCAAACCAAGCCCAGCAAAGAGAGCCTACATCAACCGTGATAGATGTAATCTTCAACTCATCGTCCAAACCTCGAAAGAGGATTTTCTGACCTGTAGCCTTAACTGTTATCTCTGGCAGACTCTCGTTAAACTTAAACTTATGACTAACTTTAAGCTGGTTACAGGCCCATTTAAAATCCGTATAAGTTGATTGCTTATTGGTATTCGAGTAGCGACGCACGACAAGTAGATTAGCCCATGGGCACTTCAGCAGATTGACTACGAAGTTCAAAGCGGTTGTTTTCGACTTTTTACTCCCGCGGCTGCCTTTGACGACTCTGTAAAAATTCCTAGACCGCCAAAACTGACCATAACCCTTACCGACAATCTTTGGCAAATCAACGTTAATCTGGGATGTCTGCTTCATTAGCAAACACCACCGTTCCGTTTACCTCAGCTTCGACTTTGTCAGTAAATAATTTGAGATACTTACCTAGCAATTCAAGCGCTTTAATCTGCTCATCAATAGGAGCAGTGCTCTCATATTCAATGTGCTTAATGACCTCGCCAGTCAATTTATCTGTCTGCTTGCTATATCCGATAATTGGACGCCCAAAAGCGATATCAATAAGACGATCGATAATATCGCTTGATTTCAGCCCTGAAGCATCAAGTCTTTCTTTGGTTTTGATTTTGATATAGTTCAAAATCTCACCTTTTCTAACCCATGCACTGCCTTTGTTAGCAGCATTAGCTTCTCCAGAGGTTGGATATATTTTTAAATAAGCCTGCGTTGCATTATTACCATTAGCGATGTACTCATCTGCAAAATTGCGCTCACGACTATTCAGACCAAATTCATCAACCATTTCTCTTCTCTTCGCGATTTTCTATCACCTCCACTCAAAATTAAAAAAGCCACACGATTGTGTGGGAAAAATATAGGAGAAAGACCCCTAGCGGAATCAAACCACCCAGCTTATAACTTACCTAGGATATAAGTAGCTGTGCAATCATGCAGGGCCTAGTCGCATCCGCAACCATTTCAAAGTTAATGAGTGATATATGAATTCTCGTCCAACGACTTACCCCATTCTGGGACACAAACACTCAAAGGAGAGTGTGGGATTCGAACCCACGGACCGCACGTAGGCGGCCACCCGTCTAGCAAACGGGCGCATTCGACCAACTCTGCCAACTCTCCATGTCAGGGAAGGCTTACTGCCTTACCCTTATTTCTTGATACTACCATTCTAGCAGATTAAAACTGCCATGCACTGACAATTACTGCCAAAAACTGCCATTTACTGCCAAACTTGCTCCAATTCTTTCCTGGCAATCCTTAGCAATCTGTAATAAGTCCTGTCACTAATTCTCATTTCGTCCATCACATCATACATAGACATCTTGTCAATGTAAACCAGGCTTAGAATTGTTTTGCTGGTGTCATCATTTAAATTGTCTATTATATTTTGTAGTTCACGTTGTTTCTTAATGGCTTCAGCAGTTTTCTTTTCTATATCATCAGCGGTTGCCATCAATTCAACATAGACATCATCCTGCTTCTTTTTCGCTCCGCCCGAAACTTTATCCGCTGTCCACTTTGGACTAGATAGTAAGGAGGCTTCGATTTTTTCACGACGTCTAATCAAGCTAGCAATGTACAAATCTAAATTTCTCAAATCTTTTAATATAGCCTTAGCCTTGTTCACTCTCTGTCTCCTTTTTGTGGTATAATGTATGTGAGTTATTTACCACAGCCAGGGCAGAGAGTGCCTTGGCTTTTTTATTTTTCCCACGGCTGTCGCTGATGGCTATAATACGGGTACACCAGTCGAATTTTCCCTCTCGGAGCTAGCGCCCTAGGCTCATAAGGCTTGACTTGCTCGTACAGCTCGTCTATTTTATCCAACATGCGTTGTCGCGGTGGTCGTCCGCCTAGCCATTTGTAGACAGATAGAGTCGTCACGTCCATCTCGGTCGCAAATTATTTCCTCGTCCATCCTGTCTTTTGTAGGATGTATTTGATTTTATCTGCTGTGGTCATAGGTCCTCCTCAACTCCAACTACCCTTTTAAGATAGTCATCAATATATACCCATTGACCTATTTTGACACAAAACTCAGAATAGTTAACAACGCTATGGAGTTTTGATGGGAGCACCCCGAAAGCGTACTCTTGAGCCACTATATTTTGAAAGGATGCTCGTTCAAATGGCCGTATAGCTGATACGACTTTTACTTTAAGAATCATTCCAACTCCTCCAACGCTACCCACTTTAACTGTGGGTATTTCTGCGCTTCTTCTTGGGTGCATTTCCAAGCCACTTTTACCACTTCCTCTAAAATGTCCGTTTCATTGACAGTAAATTTAATTTTGCCGTCTTCCTCTACGTCCATTATGTAATTATAGTCAAAATACATCAGCTCTGGCACATCGACCAGTAGCACACCTAGTTTTTCGTTAGTCATTTAGTACCTCCTCCACCAATTCAGGATTTTCATAGATGTTGCCGATGATTGTAAGACGACCCTCGCAGTCATTGTACATAATATCTACATCAAGCGCTGCAGTTCCTTTTTGCACTTCGGCATAAAAGCCGATGTAAACAGGTTCTCTTTCGAAAACAGTGTCCATATTTGTATGTTGCCCAAATTTTACAACTATATTTTCATATATAGGATTATTATCATCGTCTAGACACGTAAAGACATCCCCCTCAAAAATCTCCTTGCCGTTGACATCAAACAGCCCTGTGGATTGCATGAGGACTGCACCATTGCACGTTTTGCCGTTTTCGAAGTCACGCCAATCAAGATAGAATTCTCCATCATAAACTACTGGCTTGTCATACATTTCTGAACCAAACCAAGCTCTACATCTCGGTATCATTTTCTACCTCCTTCGTAAAATAGCCAACTAGCGCCTAATCCAAACATTATCTTCTGAGCAAACGTCATCTCGTGGATGATGTTAGGGGCAACCGAATAAAATATCAGTATAAATCCAGCAGACCTTAATAATTGTTTCATCACTCCACCTCCGACCGTTCAACTGTTTCAACCGTGACATCTTTTGCTTTTACTTTAAAATCATCAATTATCGAATAAATAAAATCGCTAATAGCTTCGGCAGTCGAATATTTATCTTGGTCATAATCATAATGGCAATTTAGCCATCCATGTAGTTCGCATTTAACTCGATGATATTTCTTAATCATTTTTTACCTCCACGACCTTCACACCGTTGCAATCAAACACCCAACCAAAGCCAGCTGCTTCAAGCTTGTCTTTACCCACATGGGCATTTGAAGCGGCCAAGTCCGAACTGAAATACAAAATATTCTTTTCTTCTACAAGTGGTTGCCCATTAAACAACTCCACCGTATACAGTTTCTCCTGCTCAATCTCATAGCCGAAAAGCCACGCTAGGGCGAAAGTCTCTTGGTTGTGCTCTAACCATTCGCCAGTATCATTGTATTCATCGCAGTAATCCATTGCACGGAGCAATCCATACCCTTCTTCATTTTTGCAATATTCGATACTATCAGCGATAAACTTCGGCACCACAACCTTCTGTGGTTCATGGATTTGGTCAATCGTGTTCACAACAACTTCAAGTGGTACATAATCGACCTGTACATTTTCTACTATAATTTCGCCTGCTTTAAATATTACCCTCCCTCTGTTAGCTATTTTTATTTTTGATTGCTCAATAATCTCTATCGCTTCCTGTTTATTCATCTGTTTCCTCCTTGAAAAAGGTATCAAAGTCCAACCAATCATCTTTAATAAGATTTCCAATCTTCGTTACTCTACCTCCAAAACCGTTACTCTTAACACGTATATACTTACCTTGCAGTTCTTCCCAAGTTGACACACCGACAACTTCCAAGATACGGTCAATCAGCTCAAAGCTCTTATGATAAGCTACACGCTTCCGCTTGTTTTCGTCGTATTTATCTAGGCAGTATCCTCCAATAGATACCCCAAATCCATCTCCCTCAACAGTCAGATAACAAGTTAAAATTCCATGGTCTTCTCTGCCCAAGAAAGTTTTGGTTATCTTTACGTTTTCAATTGTTTTATTCATCCGTTTCCTCCGCTTTCCCACATTTTAGGCATTGACGTTTAGGAGAAATTTTCCCAGTATTCAACGCGATAAAGCGCGGTAATTCCTTCCAAGAATGTTTACAAAATAGTCTTTTCATATCACTTATTATTTTCATTACTTTCCTCCATCTCCTCAATCAACCAATCCAAATGTTGTCTAGCTTTCTTCAAGTCCTCGACACCGTTCTTCTGCTGAAATCGCAACAGATACTTGATGACATTGCCCCAGTAGTAAGCAGATTCGCCGGCTAGATTGCCGATAAAATTCTTGACCACATCCAAAGCTTCCATACCATACTTACCTTGGTAATGTTTTGGTTTGGTTACGTTGTTAAATTGTTCTTCTTGTCCCTCACATTCAGGACAAGTACAAGCATAAATCATTTGTGTCATAAAACTCCCCCCACTTCAATTTCAATCCTTGGTCTAGGACTGTACACCTTTCTCGTTGTATGCTCGACAATTATGTTATCATCCGTCCAAACATTGCCAGCCTTGCTGATGCTGTCATAAACCGCTTTTTCCAGATTATCTAAATCTGGTTTTTTATCTACGTAAATCCGCTCATTGATGAAATCATCATACTGTTGTACTTTCTTGGCCTTAGACCGTGGTTTAGGCGGTTCCGACATAGACTTCGGAGCAGGTATGTAGAATGTCATATCTACCTTGATTGCCCCATCAAAATATGGACCATCGTAATTCTGTCTAACAAACTCAGTGCATTTTTTCCGCCACGCAACCATCTTTCCGTCTTCATAGACAGTTGCGTGTTTACCTCGTCTTCCAGCTCTTGGACGGCTCTGCGGTTTGGGTTCAATAGGTATAATCAACTTCATAGTATGACCCCGTGGAATCCCAATTCATCAAACAAATTCTTTTTATTTTCTTCGATGAACTCAAACAAGGTTTGGATTTCTTTAATGTCCTTGCTAATCTCTTTTGCTGTATAAGCACCATCGAGAATAAGTTTATCGGGAAATTCAGCTTCTAAGACTAGTCTATATTCCGGTTCGAACATATCTCCGTTCTCGTCCAATGAAAGTTGGTGTTCTTGCTTCACAAATTCTGCACTTATTTTCCAGTGAGTGTCACCAACAATTTTGAGACTTTGCTTTTCCTTGTTCGTCTCTAATGTAAAAGGTGTTTTTAAAATTGCTGTTTTTTTCATTTTTCCAAAATCCAGCGACTGCCATTGTGTGAGTTTGGCTAAATACGGGCAGTCGCTATCGTCCAACTGTCAACTGATTGTTTCCAATTGACACGCTTTCTAGTTCGCTTTTTTCGTGGTTCACGGCACGTTATCTGTGTTCCCAGGTACAAAAGATTGTCAATTGTTTCTTCAGGTTGAAACCATTTCGGAAATTTAGGACAAATCTTTTTTCTGGGTATGTTTGCATTTTTTTATAAATATATTCAGACATATGTTCAATTGGTTCTCCGCTGAACCATTTGATGCCGTTGTTTTTGGCCAATTCGAACAGCTCTCTAGCTTCTTCGATTGTTCCAGCTACCAGAGAAAATTCAGCTATAGATTCTTCCTTCAACTGCTTCATTTTTTCGTCAAAATTTGTCATTTAAAGCGCCTTTCTAAAATATCCCTGCAATCAAATCATCTAAATTGATGACACGGTCCAGGGTTCGCTTACTGCGGCAGTAGTCACAATTTCCGCAACCTTTCGGTTTGATTTCGCCTGCAATAATACCCGCAACACGTTCGACGTTATTTTCGAAGAATTGCAGACCTTCATCCAAGCGATATTGCGGTAAATCGACAAGCATTTTATCAGGCACATCTTCTTTACTGACAGCTACAACGAACGGAACGAAATTTGGATAGCCCATTTGTCGCAACAATTCCTGATACAGCCCCAGCTGGACATCGTAGCGAAAACCTAAAATGTTAGCAGCAGCTCCAGGCATTTTCTTTCGTTCCACGTCAGACCATTCAAGACCACGGATAGTCTTCATAGTTTTCAGGTCTACAAAATAGCCTTCAGTCAAGTTGATACTATCCACCTTACCCTTGACCTTGATACCGAAAATTTCGCCTTCTAAAATCATCTCCTTGCGGACATCGTCGCCTGGGTTGCCGTGATAGAGAGGCAAGAAATCTTTGTCATCTTTCAGAGCTTCTATCATGTTCTGAGCAACTTGGAACTCTTTCTTCAGTTCGCCCTTAGTCGCCCCACGGCTCGAAATCATCCTAGTTTTGTTGGCGTCAACAAAATTGGCGTGAGCTTCCTCGGATTCAAAGTAGGTATGAACGTAATTTCCGACAAGCAAAGCCGTATCATCACACTTGTCCGTCCACTCCTTGTCATCAATGGCTTTAGCTTTCGCTTCGCAGTCCATATAAGCCTTAAAGCGAGAATTAGACAACCATTGACGGTCTTGGTAGTAATTTTCTTCAGTTAGTTTAGTCATTGATTTTTGTCCATTCCCCTAATTTCTCGACAACTATCCCATGCTGTTCATACAAACCACCCTTACCGCCGAATAACTTAGCAGTCTCTCCATCTGGGAAAGTAATCCTGAAATCACCTTGCCATTTGACCACCTTCTTATTCAGCTTTATTTTGTCCTCTGACGCGTTTTTCTGTTCGGAGGTATATTTACCCTCTGATACATTTTCTCGTTGAATTTCGTCAGAATTCGGGCGATTTTGAGCATTTCCGCAAACAGCTCCATGTTGAGCTAGAAATTCCTGCTCCATTCGGTCCTGCTCTTCTTGCCATTTTCTTGCGTCATTAACAAGCTCCTCATGTACTGTAAGTGCAGATGTCCCTGATTCGAGCATATCAGCATACTTTTTCGGATCTAGTCCCTTGCTTTCTGCGATAGCAGTCATCTCTTCAATCCGTTTTGCCAGTTGTTGCTTGCGCCTAACCTCCTCACGGGTTCTATCTGCCAGAGCCTTGTCATCAGCGATTGCCTGTAAGATGTCAGCTAGGCTTGCTCCTTGTTCAAAATTACGTACGTAAGGAGCCGGACCAAAGTCTGCTTTGGCAGCTGCTTCGGTAATTTTGATTAGTGCTGACTCATATTCTTCCTTTTTGGCCGCTTCTTCCTCTACCAAGCTGGCAACCATATTGACTGTGGCTTTATTTGGGCGAACATTGTCAGCCATGAAGCATGTCTTCTTAGAAAACTCATCAAAATACTTGCTGAACAAACGGATGTCAATGTCTTTTCCTGTGCTTGCAATAGCTTTATGGAATAGTTCCTCAATGGTTTTGGCGCGTTTAAGTCGTTCCTGCTCTTCAAATGCCTTCACACCTTCGTCAATCGACTTGCCTATTTCGGCGATAGGTTCCAACAAGCCGTCCGCCCAAGCCTTGACTTCGTCGATGGGCTTGTTGTAATCTGCCAGTTTCTCTTTAACAGCTGACTTGACCTTCTTCTGCAGGTTGTTTAACTCAGCTCGGACCTTGGCATCGTCTTCAAATGTTTCTGCCGTGACGGTGTAATTCTTGTATTTTTCAACGTATCCAGTAAGTGCCTGCTCCAACAAATCCTTGCCCACGATAGTGATTTGGGCTGGTGTGAATTCAAAGTCAAAATCTAATACTGTCGCTGTCGGAACTGGTGCCATACTTTCCAGATTGTCAAATAGAGATAGTTCTTCAGACATTAGAACGGCTCCTCCTCATCTAAGATTTCGCCGGTTTCGGCATCAATGACCTGCTCGGTTGTTTCCATTTTGGAAATATCCACTCCTACTTCTTCAACAGCTTCCACTTCGGAAATGGTTACATCTTTTGCAGGTTCTTCAGCAACAATCTTGCCGGTCATCTTATCCAGGATATCCTGCCCGGCTGATTGAACTGGCTCGGCATTCTTAATATCTCTTGACGTGTTGTTATTCTCACTTTCATCACTCTGCATTCCTGTCTGCATTTCCACTGACAAAGGGCCATAGATGCTCAAGATATGCTTCAACACCGTCTTGCGTGCCATTGCATCAAAATCTGTTTTCCAAGGTCCGTTGCCGAAAGTTTTAGAAAACTTCTTGCCGTGCGCTTCAACTTCAGCTTTTGTCCAATAGGTCAGTTTACGGAAGCCATTTAACAAACTAAAACTTGCGAAATATCCTACAACCTCATCTTGTGGTTGAGTAAAGTCAAGAGTCAGTTCTTCAAACAATGGGTCATAAGATACAAGCTGGCTCTTGTAAACCGGACCTGCATTGATACTCTTGTACTTGCCACTTCGTTGCGCCAGTTCAATCAAACCTTTATAGCCTAGCTGAAATTGTACTTGTCCTTTGTATGGTACTAGATAAGCACGACCTAGGCTTGGTTCAATCGGCAAGTTTAATACCGCTGCTTTCATAGCTGATGTCATAATTGATTCGTTTGATGCAGATTTTAGTGATGCATTGCCTTGGATAACAGACAAGATACTTGTTGCGAATTGTACCCCTGCGCCTTTCCAAACGTCATCAAACGATTTTTGAACGTTTGGGGCATTAAAAAAGTTTTTGTGTGTTACTACTTGATTTGTTGTCATTTCCTTCTCCTCTTCGTCTGTTTCAAATTCCAATATTCACGCTCTAAGCGTTTATTTTCTCGTTTCAGGGCAAGTATCAAGTCCTGTTGTTCGTTGATAATCTTGCCCAGCTCTCGGCCCAGGTGGAAATAATCACACCTCAGCCGTCGGATTGTATCTAGTAATTCCTCTGTCGTTATGCATCCCCTACATAAATCCATTGACCGCCTCTGAACACCCATTCATCAGGATCATGCACCTGTCTCGGTTCCTCAGGTTGTAGATAGTCACGGTCATAGTCAAACCATGGGTAAGTACCGTCCATGTCGCACCTCCTAGGCCACATACTTTCTACCTAGCTCTCTGACAAGGCGGATATACCCTGCTTTATCAGCTAGACCTGTATCCAGTAACTTTTCCTTCTCTCCTGCCGTGGCACGTTGCCAGACAAGATTTTCACGCTCTCTCAATTTCATAGCGACCTCCTAAACAACCTGACACTTATTAGTCTTCTCCCAAAATATCAGAAAGCATTTTTTCAAAAAAACGTTCCAACTGTATCATCAGCATCTTTGACTGGTTCAGCTGGCTCTTGCCCGTCCAAAGTTGTCAAGGTATATTCTGCCTGCACCTTTATTAGTTCAGCATCGAACATCTTTGTCATTGCTAAGTATTGCTCATTATCCTCACCATAAAAGTACTTTTCCGGGATTGTCAAAGCCTCGTTAATAGCACTAACCCAATCTGCCGAATATGCCAAAACCTGTGGATTGTTTTCGAACCCAGCTAAGTAGTTCCCTTCTTTATCTCGCAATACGATAAATGTGTTATTTTGTTTCATGATTTTCCTCCTGTGGATAACTTCTGTAAATCCCTATATATATTATTTATATATAACGATTAGTTTGTTTTTAAGTTAGTTAGAGGCTTTAGCCTCTTATTGTTTATTAGTGGGCGATAGCCCCTAGATTATTATTAAGGTTAGTACTTGTTATATAGTTAGTATTTATTAGTGGCACAGATACAACTGTTGTATTTTACAAAAATGTAACTTTCAACTGTTGTATTTTACAAAAGTGTAAAACTTAACAGTTGTAAATCATTGAACGTTATTACCTGTGGATAACTCTTCGTCTAGTTTCTGCTGGATATATTCCTTAAATTTATCAGTGAAAGGTTTGTCGTTAAAAAATCGAAAAGGAGTTACTCCTTTAGCTCGACCACCGCCTTTTTTAATCACAAATAGGTAGCCAGCTTCTTCTAGTATTTTGAAATGCTTGTTAACAAACTGTCTGCTAACTCCCATTCTTTTTGCTATTTCCTCAGGATATACAACCCAATCAGGTTTGTTCGATAAAATTACCGCTAACATGCCAATTGTGGCTGGTTCTAACCTTTCATCTTGCAAACAAGCATTGTTTATAGACGTATAATTCTCATGTGTATTTCTGAAAGATATATTGCACTATCCAAACCTCCTAAACTTCAACAATTCCTCGCCGAAGCGTGTTATCAATCGCTGTCATATTCCAAAATCCTCCTCAACCGTTCATTCTCATCCCTTAACCGCTGATTTTCGATACGGTATTCGTTCCGTTGTTCAGCAATTTCACGGACCATGTCGTGCAATAGTTGATTTTCCTGTTCTAGTGTGTAAAGCGGACGTGGGATAGCAGGTTTTTCTTGTTTTAAAAAATTAGCCAACCATTTCTGCATATCTTTTCCACTCCCTATCCACTTGCTGAGCGTCTCTCTTTAGCCCGTTACGAGCTTTTTCAATGTCGCAGGTACTCTGATACCCCATACCTGCTTTAAAGCCGTACAGGTAGTCTCTGCGCCGAATTTCTTCAAATTCTTCACACATCCGCTTTTTCTCAGCCTTCCGTTGCTCCACAATGCCTACTGCCAACATCGGCACAGCGAAAATCCCTAATGTTAAAATTGCTTCTGTCATGCACTCAATCCCTTCACTTTTTTCTTTACTTTCATCTTTGCTTTGTAATATTCAATATCTCTTTGGTCAAAACGGAAATGAGTTCCAGCCATGTGATAAGGGATTTTCCCAGCCTTCACAATTGCCATAAACGGATTACGGCTCATTCCCATGATTTCACAAGCTTCCTTCACACCAATGGCTTTATCGGACATCTGAGAGGGTTTTCTCTCGATAGCAAGCTCTTTCCGAACCTCGCTCAAGACTTCTTGGACAATTTCTTGCTTCAAGACTTCGAACGCTTCCAACATAGCATCCATCTTGTCAAACCTCGCTTTCGTGTGTTATAATTTAAGTGATTTTTTTGGTAAGCTCCTGACTTCGTCAAGGGGCTTTTTTGTGTTTTTATATTCGTGTAAGATACAACGTTACAAACTCCCTTGGGTTGTCTGATAAATCAGCAATCTTTTTCAAATTAGCCTTATTGGGTGCGTTTCTGCCTTTTTCCCAATTATTTACCGTACCTTTGGAAGTGTTGAAACGTTGTCCGAATTGTTCCATCGTTTCGCCTAGGCTTACTCTGATAACCTTTATTCGTTTGCCTAGTTCCATCCCTTTCTCCTTTCTAGTTTTGTCGGTTCTCCTCTCCGTGATATAATTGACATATCAACACGGAAAGGAGGGAAAAGATATGAGTAAAAGTAACATTGAGCTAACCGCCGAAATTATTTCATCTTTACACGACGAATTGCAAAAAGAATATTACCGACAAGCTAATTTTAATAAGCCTTTCGGTCAATACGTAGCTGAACAATTCGAGTATATTTACGATGGAATAAACAATGCGGTGTCAAAGAATTATGAATAAACATCTGCATATATTTTCATAACTCTTACGACAGTCTCAACATCTACAGGATTTTTGTGATTCGCATCCCGTAAAATCTTGCAGATAAACTCATTAAATCCTTTTACAGGATTATCAGGAGTTGGTTTAACCGGCTCCTTTTTGTTTGTGTACGGATACCGTTTCGGTCTCATGTTATTCTCCTTTCTAGTTTGGTTGCTCTCTTTCCGTGCTATAATAAACACAGAAAGGAGGTAATATTATGAAAAAATACATTGTTGATATGCTAGAACAAAAACAAATTTTAGCACTAACATTGAGTGACGGTCAGACAGTAATTGTGATAGAAGTTGCTAACGAACACAAAGGTTATGACAATTTGATTGAAGTCGTTGAACGAAAAGATAAAACAAGTTTTCTGCTCAACTTAGATCAAGTCATTACTGTAAGACCATATATTCCAACTGAATGGGTTTACTAATAAAAAATCCCTTTCATTGCTTTAATTAACTCTGCGACTGCTGCAACAGACGCAGGGTCTTTTTTATCCGCTTTTTCAAATACTTCTTTAGCGTATTCATTCACCGCTGTAGCAAATGTTTGTTTTTCTTCCATCTTATTTCTCCTTTCTAGTCCTCAAGAACTAGACGCTTAGTCTTGATGACAACTTCTTCAATACGAGCACGTTTCAAGCCCTCGCTGATAAAATAATCAATAATAGCACTACGGCTCATTCCTGTACCAATTGATAAGTTGTCTACCTCGTCGTAGTTCTCACGACTAATGACCACTGTGGGACGGTTATTCCCTTTCTGCCCTGTACTTGGGCGACCGTATCTTTGTTTTGACATGTCCTCCTCCTTTCCGTAAATAGCAGAGCTGTACTCCTCTCCGTGATATAATTGATATATCAACACAGAAAGGAGAATGCTATGGCAAAATTAACCATTGAGGACGCTTCAAGAATTGCTAAAGAAACATTCAAAGACAGCATCCCTCATATCGAAAATAGCTTGAATGATGTTCTGAAAGATTCCCCAATCGACATCGAAGTCAAACAAGCTATTCTAAACAGCGTCATTGCTGGACACAAGTTCAGCGTTGACACCACAGTCGCATTACTGGCTCAGCTAGTAAACGCTCTACAAGACTAGAATCACAAAGAAGTCTTGTTTTCAACTCAGGGTCTACCATCAACTTGGTAGGCTCTTTTTGTCTATACGGATACCGTTTTGGTCTCATTTTGTCCTCCCTCCTTCCTAGTTCGGTTGATTTTGTTCGAATATACGTTTTAAAACGGATTGTTTTCCCAAAAAAATATCATCTTGATTAACACGGTACAATTCAGCCAATTGAGCAAGTAAATCAACCCTAATGTCCATGCTATCTCTTTCGTATTTCAAAAGCGTTTGCTGGTGGATGCCAATCATATCTGCTACCTCTTTCGCAGTAAGACCTGCATTAACACGCAATGCTTTTAAGGACCATTTCAATACCCCTCACCCCTTTCTAAAATCGTTTATTACACCTCTAACAATCTGATATAATATTGTCAGAAAGGAGGTGATTTTTATGATTATTTCTAATGTTAATGAACTCGCTCTAGCTATTGTTTCGTCATCAAGTCCGGAATTATCTATTGAAGAAAAAATCAAACTGTACGAAGATTCGCTTGAGGCTATCCAGGCTCATAACCAACCTTTTATTGATGCCGAAAACAAGAAGAGAGCGGACAATTCTAAAGCTCTAGCTGAAGCTTTAGGTAGAGGAGAATCAATATTTTGATAAGTAATCTCCGATTTTTAAGTACCCTTTTGCAAGCTCACATCTTGCAATGGGGTCTTTTTCATTAACAAAATCTTGACCAATTTTTGCGTGCATCATTGTTAATACTTCAATAAATTTTGTTTTTCGTTCATCCATATCCTTCCTCCTTTCTGAATTCATCTAGGCTGACATCCAAAGCATCAGCGATTTTAACAACATCCTCAAACTTCAAGGATTTCTTTCTACCCATTTTTAGATCAATTAGGCTATTTTTATTGATACCTGCAAGCGTAGCAAGCTTATTTTTAGTCATACTTTTTTCTTTTAACAGTTTTTCAATTTTTTCCCACATAATGCCCTCGCGATACTATATATAGTGCCAAATAAAGTTATCCACAACTACATATTGATTTTTCAGTAACCTTTTGGTATAATCGTTACATGAATAACCCAACATCTTTTATTCATGAAATTTTGATAGAAAGGAGGACAGTTATGGATTGGAATCAAATTACCACATCGTTCTTAACTGCATGCGTTCCAGCTCTTGCTACATATTTTGTAACAAAAAAGCAAATGGATTCTAAAATTAAAGAAGTCGAATTACAATCAGCAAATGAAATTAAACGACTTGAGAAAGAAACTGAACTTCGATTAAAAGAAACGCAACAAAACCAACAAATGGAACTTGCTACCAAGTTTTTCACTGGCGAACTTGACCTAGGGAAAGCCATGGTTGGTATTCAACAGTTGAATTATCTGAACGAATTGACTAAAACTTTGCCTAAGAAGTAGAGTCGCTTGACTCTGCTTTTTTTGGTAAAGAACGCAACACTTCTATTGCTCCGCTCAAGCCATCCAACCATCCTTGGATATAATCCGCTGAATGCTCGGAAACAAACTCTAAAAACTTTTCTTCTGGCGTCATAACTCCCCCCCTTTCCGCCCTTTCGGGCTTTTTATTTGGTCATTTCCCTGACCTTGATTATATTATAATCCGTTTTAAAACGGATGTCAAGTATAAAAACGAAAAAAAACGAATTTTTTTTGTATTTTTATTTTACAAAAACGATTTAAAACGGTATTATTATAGATAGAAAAGTAATCGGAGGTATTAAAAATGGCTAGAGGGCGAGGAAAAGCAACCCCGCATGACCTAGAAGCAATGCAACATGTTTCAGGTATGCTTCAAAGGTTACTTGCTGAAAATGACTTAAAACAATCTCATCTAGCGGACAGATTAGAAATCCCAAGAAGTAGTTTTAATGAATATGTAAAAGGAACAGCTTTACCAAGACCAGGTAACGTCCAAAAAATCGCAGATTATTTTGGATTGAAGAAATCAGATATAGACCCACGGTTTAAATCCACAATCCCTTCTTCTTCCATCCCTCTTCCCAACTTCGACCCACGTAAGACTATTCTGTTATCTAACTATGACAAGCTAAATGACACACGCAAGAATAAGCTCCTAGCGACCTCTGAAACGCTTCTAGCCGAAGAACAAGGGAAAGTCATTGACATATCAGAAAAACGGTCAGGATACGACGCTAGGAAGCGTATCAGCCTACCCGTACCCGGCAAAGTGTCCGCAGGTACAGGCTACTGGCAAGAGGATGACTACGACACCATGGTCAGTTTTTACGCAGATGATATTCCAGACGAAAAAGACTACGACACGGTTGCTATCGTTGTTGGGCATTCAATGGAGCCCAAAATCAAAAACGGCGACTTTCTCTTTATCAAATTGAAAGACCAAGTCGACATTAACAAAATTGGGATTTTCCAAGTTGACGGCGAAAACTACGTCAAAAAACTAAAAAGCGATTGTTTAGAATCGCTTAACCCAGACTATGACAACATCCCAATCACAGCAGACACCGACTTCCGAACCATTGGCGAAGTGGTGGATATTTATAGGGGATAGGAGGAAACATGGAACAATCAAAAATTTATAGAACCAAAGAAAAATTCGATAGCATAGTCAATCAAACCGAAAATGAATTCATTGATTACTGGTACGCCCGTGACCTTATGCCCCTACTTGGTTACGAACGTTGGGAGAATTTTCATAAAGCTATCCAAAGAGCGATGAACTCCGTAGAAACCAGTGACGCCAAGGTGTCAGACCATTTTCGTGAGGTCACGAAAATGGTTCCTTTAGGCAGTGGTTCTGAACGCCCCGTTAAAGACTATATGCTTACTCGTTACGCTTGTTACCTTATTGCCATAAACGGAGACACTAACAAAGAAGAGATTGCCTTTGCTCAATCCTATTTTGCAGTCCAGACCAGAAAGCAAGAATTGATTGAGGAACGACTCCACTATATTGAACGCACAGAAGCTCGAGGCAAACTCAAAGAATCTGAAAAACGCTTATCACAAAACATCTATGAAAGAGGTGTTGACGACAAAGGATTTGGACGTATTCGGTCAAAGGGCGACAAGGCACTATTTGGAGGACATAGCACGCAGGAAATGAAAGAACGTCTTGGTGTCAAAAGCAACCGTCCACTAGCTGACTTCTTACCAACTCTGACCATCGCAGCAAAAAATCTAGCGACCGAGATGACAAATTACAATGTTGAAGAAAACAACCTCCATGGCGAAAAATCCATCACAGATGAACACGTTTTGAATAATACAACTATCCGAAGCATGCTTGAACAACGTGGTATCAAACCAGAAGAACTCCCTCCAGCAGAAGACTTGAAAAAGTTAGAACGCAAAGTAAAACAACAAAACAAAAAACTTATCAAAGAAGCAGGGAAATTACCTTAAACAAAAATACTTTACAAAAATCAAAAAAAAGTATAAAATATGACTGTATTAGAGGTAAAGCCTCATAAAGTTTACATTCGGGATTTAGTCCCATACCGTACGGCAGTCATGTTTTTCATGGCTGCTTTTTTTGCTATTTTACAAAAAAACAAAAAAATCCCCACACTCTCCGCCGACCAAAGCTTGAGTGTAGGGTAATTACGTATAGTAAAAACCTGCTTTTCAGTAGGTCTCTTTACTATACCCATTTTAACAGAAAATGAGGTAAAAAACAATGAATATTAAACCGTACATAAAAAACGGAAAGACTTATTACAAATTTGTACTATATGTTGGCGTAGTTGACGGGAAACGAAAATACGTTAAGCGTGCCAACTTTAAAACAAAGGCCGATGCCAGAGCAGCAATACTTTCTTTGCAAGAAGAAATTGACCGACCTGTAGGAGATATGACCTTCCAAGAGCTGACAGAGAAATGGCTAAAAAACTACGAAACCGAGGTAGCAGAAAGCACCTATATCAAAACAAGTAGGAACATTAAGCACCACATTACACCAACTATCGGACACAGGCGCATCTCTGAAATTACAGCCTTGGAACTACAACACCACACACAACACTGGTGTTCCAAATTAAAATACGGCAGGAAGATATTAGGCTTGGTCAAAACGATATATCGCTACGCAGTACGCATGGGCTTCATTGCCATCAGTCCAGCAGAAAGTGTCACAGCCCCGAAACTAAAACGAACCGTCAGCACGACCAAAGACTTCTACGACAAGCACGAATTAAAGGAGTTTATGCAAAGAGTAGAGGCAACTGGTGATATTCGCAAGATAGCTCTCTTCCGAGTACTGGCTTTTACAGGTATTCGCAAAGGCGAACTTCGTGCGCTTCATAAAGACGACCATTACTCTAAAACCTTGCGAATCAATAAAGCAGTCACAAGAGGTTTTGCAGGCGAAGAGATAGGACCAACTAAGAACAGTTCTAGCGAACGTCTGATTAGCTTGGACGATAAGACAGACCAAATTCTACATGAGTTAAAACGACAATATCCAACCAGTACACTCTTGTTCGAGAGTGAAACAGGGGGCATTCTGTCACCCACCGACCCTAGAAGATGGTTACTTGAAATCATAGAGGGCACAGATTTATCGGAGATTAACATCCACGGTTTTCGCCACACTCATGCCAGTTTAATATTTGATGCAGGTATGACACTTAAACAAGTTCAGCACAGATTGGGGCACTCCGATATGAAAACCACAATGAATGTTTACACACATATTACCCAATCAGCAGTGGACAATATCGGAGAAAAATTTTCAAAATACTTAGATTTTTAAGTTGTTGTTATCGCGTTTTGGGTATCACTTTGGGTATCACTTATATGAAAAATTGTGATAATTTATGATAGCACAAAACACAAAAAACGTTGATTTAACAACGTTTTTGACAAGTTATAACAAGTTATAAAAACCATATATGGAGCTGGTGGGAGTCGAACCCACGTCCAAACACCTGCTAACTTATTCGTCTACAACCATAGGTTATGTCTTGCTTTAACTTGAACTCGATACATAACTCAAACCTAGACCAAGCGAGTCAGTAAATCTCTTTTGGAACTGCCTGACTCAATCCCAACGTAGCTTGCTATTTTAAGACCAATCAGCAAACACAAGCAATTCGCGACTGGTCACGCAGGCAGGTTATTAAGCTGCTAATGCGTAAGTGTTTGTATTTTTTGCAGTTATATTTAACTGGCATTTTTACATCTGCCGATGAGTTGCAGAACAAGCCTCATAATGCCTGTCGAATCCGTAACAACCCCGTAGGATTTGATACAGGAATTATTATAGCAGAATTTTTTATAAATAGCAAAATTATTTTACATTTTCCTTACAATTTAAAAAAAATTTGAAATATGGTAAAATGAAAGTATGTATAAATTTTGGCAAAAAACCATTCAAGTATTAAGTATTTTGACCCTTATCGGGACCGCTATTTTTCTGTTTTGGCTCTATAAGATTGGCATTTTGAACGACCAAAATGTCTTAAGCGATTTAATCAAAAGCCAAGGTGCTTTAGGTAGCCTCTCCTTTTTAGCTATTCAGATTATTCAAGTTGTATTTCCGATTATTCCAGGCGGTGTTACGACTGTTGTGGGTTTCCTCGTATTTCATTTTTGGTGGGGATTCTTTCTCAATTATCTTGGAATTTCAATCGGTAGTATCATCCTTTTCTGGTTGGCTCGTCGCTATGGAAAGAAATTTTGTCTCCTCTTCATGTCTGAAGATACGTTTTACAAATATGAAAGCAAAATTGATAATAAACGTAGTTATGAAATTTTCTTTATTCTCTGCATGCTTTCTCCCATTTCTCCAGCTGACATAGTGGTGATGATTACTGGATTAACGAGCATGAGTTATCGGAAATTTATTATGATTACTTTACTTTGTCGCCCTTTCTCAGTTGTGGCCTATAGCTTCTTTTGGATCTATGGCAGCCAATGGTTGCAGCAATTGTTAGGATAAAATCATAACCACCCGTGAAAACGGGTGGCTTGTACACCGGCTATAAGCCGTTTCTCTCCAGCGACGTCTAAAGACGTTCGCTGAACTTCGTTCAGGTTAGTGCTATAATTACTTGACTAAAGCCCGTAACAACGGGCTTTTATCTTGTTCTAAAACTACTATCTGAAAATGAATCTTCATATTCTTTAACACTTAACTTATCAAGTGCGATGTCATTTTTCTCCTGCTCGCGAATATATTTCGCTACCGTCTTTTCGTTCAGTCCAACGATACTCACATAGTAGCCTCTAGCCCAAAACTTTCGATTTCCATACTTATATTTTAAATTAGCATGTTTATCAAATATCATGAGAGCACTTTTACTTTTCAAATATCCCATAAAATCGGAAATCGAAAGTTTTGGGGATATCAAGACAAGCATAGTAAGCGCCCAATAACAAGGTATATTGAAAAGGCTCCAAAGTCCTGTCGACTCTGGAACCTTTTTCTATTTAC